AGCATTTGCAGGTTTGGATACCAATACAGAAAACTATATTCGTAACATGCTATCAAACAGAGAAAGTTTTAAACAAAACCCACGCATAACTTTATCAACAATACACGGAGCAAAAGGAGGTGAGGCTGATAATGTATTACTTTTACCTGATATTACTAAGTCTGCTGCTGACCATAACGATATCAATCCAGATGAATTACATCGTTTATTCTATGTCGCTGTGACACGAGCAAAGAAAGCACTACACATATTAGAACCAAAAAATTATGACAGAGCATACATGCTGTGAGATTTCATGAACACATAAAAGGTGACAAAGCAGAATACATTGCTGCAATGTGGCTATGGGATCAAGGATACTTAGTTTGTAGAAACATGTCACAACAAGGAGCAGTTGATCTTGTTGCAATAAAAGAACACGAAGTTATACTCATTGATGTAAAATCAGAGTGTGTAAGAAAGAGAGACGGATATAAAATTAACAGATCATTGACACCAATACAGAAAATTCTTGGTGTAAATATTTTAAATGTAAATGTAGAAACAGGAGAATGCACATATGTCTAACCCATACGACAATCAGGTCGGAGGCGACCATTATAAAAAATATAAGATACAGCCTAGCGAATTCATCAATAAAAACAAATTGTTATTTGCCGAGGGTTGTGCTATAAAATATATTGTAAGGCATCAGGATAAAAGAGGTAAAGAGGACCTCGAGAAAGCGAAACATTTTATCGATATGATAATAGAGAGAGATTACAGTTGAGAACACTGCAACAACCATTATTCACACCAGAAACTGAGTGGGTGCCACCAGATAGATTACCAGACTTATCTAGTCATAGCGAAGTTGCCATTGACTTAGAAACACGAGATCCAAACCTGTTAACTTTAGGCTCAGGCGCGGTAAGAAGAGACGGGGAGATAGTCGGCATAGCAGTCGCGGTCGAAGGCTGGTCCGGCTATTTTCCTATCGCGCACGAAGGTGGTGGGAACATGGACCGAGGATTAGTCCTGGATTGGTTTGAAGAGTTACTAAACAACACATCAACAAAAATATTCCACAACGCGATGTACGATGTATCCTGGATCAGATCACTTGGCTTTCACATAAACGGTGGCATCGTGGATACAATGATTGCTGCAAGTTTGATAGACGAGAACAGGTTTAGTTATACACTGGACTCTGTTGGTAAAGATTATATTGGCATGCGTAAGAATGAAAAACTTTTACAAGACGCTGCAAAAGATTTTGGTGTTAATGCCAAAGCAGAAATGTGGAAACTACCAGCACCGTTTGTGGGTGAGTATGCAGAGAAAGATGCAGAGATCACATTAAAGTTGTGGCATGCACTACAACATGAAATATCAAAACAAGATTTGTGGGATGTGTTTAATTTAGAAACTAATTTGTTTCCGTGCCTGGTCGATATGAAATTTCAAGGTGTGCGCGTTGATGTACAAAAAGCTATGTCTGTCAAGGCACAGCTACAAGAAACAGAAAAAAATTTATTACAAGATATAAATAAGATAGCAGGTTTTGACGTTGAGATCTGGGCTGCAGCATCAATTGCAAAAGCATTTGAAAAAGTAAAACTACCATACGACAGGACAGAAAAAGGTGCACCAAGTTTTACGAAAAATTTTTTAGCAACACATCCTGCTGAGCTACCAAAACTAATTAACGAAGCACGAGAGATTAACAAAGCCAACACAACCTTTATCGATACGATACTAAAGCACGAACACAACGGCCGTGTGCATGCTGAGATAAATCAGATACGATCTGATCAAGGCGGCACGGTTACAGGCAGGTTCAGTTACAACAACCCGAACCTGCAGCAGATACCTGCACGCCACAAGCATCTGGGCCCGCTGATTAGATCGTTGTTTATACCAGAGGAGAAACATAAGTGGGGTTGCTTTGACTACAGTCAACAAGAACCACGTATACTCGTGCACTTTGCATCACTGATGAGACTAGAAGGCACAGGCACAATTGTAGATGAATACAGGAGCGGCAGTGCAGACTTTCACCAGATGATCGCTGACATGGCCGGTATCGATCGTAAACAAGCAAAGACAATTAATTTAGGTATTATGTATGGCATGGGTAAGAATAAACTCATGGCAGAACTAGGACTTATGAAAGACGCAGCTGAGAAACTACTCAAGACATATCACCAGCGAGCGCCTTTTGTAAAAATGTTATCAGAAGCAGTGGCGCGACGTGCTGATGACTCTGGTAAGATTAGAACGATTGGGGGAAGACTATGTCACTTTGATATGTGGGAGCCACACGGGTTTGGTATTAAGAAGCCATTGCCACACGCTGATGCACTCAGGGAACATGGCCCGGGGATTAAACGAGCCTTCACATACAAAGCGCTTAACAAACTAATACAGGGATCAGCCGCCGACATGACAAAACAATCTATGCTGGCGCTGTACCGGGAAGGAATAATACCACATGTACAAATTCATGATGAACTTGATATCTCAATACCAAGCACTGAGAAGGCACAAAAAATTATTGATATTATGGAGCAAGCGGTCGAATTACAAGTCCCGAACAAGGTAGACTACGAGAAGGGGGAAAATTGGGGTGACATACAGTAATGAAGATCCGGTAGAAATTACACTAGGCATATGTGAGTCCTGTGATAATTACGTACCATTCCTTAGACTAGTCACAGGGAACGAGGACCGGGTTTACCAATGCCTAACCTGTAAGGCAAAGCACAAACAATATGTAAATGGTAAAGTTACATTCAGATATTTAGATGAGTTGTATTCTATTAAGAATGCCGGCGGCAGAGAATAGCCACCGACATATGAAGGTGAGAGATATTTGCATAATATTTTAAAATAATATCTTGTCAAATATAATATTTGCACTATATAATCCCATAGAATAATATAATAAGGAGGCAAAATGCCAGACATAAGTAAATTTAAATCAGTGTCAGTATCCACAGATACACACGCAAAACTTTCTAGCTTAGCACAAAATAAGTTTGAAGTGCCAGTTAGTGTACAAAAAATAATAGAATATTTACTACAGAAAGAATTAAAAAAGAAAAATGGTAGATCTAACGGGAAAACAAGAGGTTAAAGCCATTTGTCCAAGGTGCTTTGGGAATGGCTTTATTCGTCTACAAGGTGTACAATACGATTGTCCACAATGTGACAGCCAGGGTTGGGTTATGTTACCGGCCTATCAGTGCAGAAAAAACGTTGAAGGAGGCATAGAACCAAGATGGATGAAAACTGGAGAAACCATATGAGTCTTATAGAGAAGCGTATAGAAAACTTAATAAAAGTTATGAAAGACGCCAAGGATTATGACATGAAAATTATATGGAATAATAAGTTACAACAGCTTTTTGAAACAAGGAAGGCCAAGGCATATGAAAGACTTGAAGATCAAGCTAGAATGGTACACTAGCAATCTGCTGGTGTGGGTAATTTTAGCAATAAGTTTAGGATTAATGATTGTAAATATCGTAACGATGGCTAATATGTATAATGTCATTGAAACGATGTGGCACGAGATAGTACAGGTGAAAGAGACAAATAGTTATCTATACCAATTTATCGAGGAGCATAGAGATGACTTTAATTAAGGAGAACAAGGTGAGAAAAGAAATCCCTAACAGGATGATGAGTGCTACTTTCGCGTTACCAATCGACGAACGTCGAGTGGTCGGCATACTAGATTACGTTGCAAGTGATACCGGCATCACACCCATGGCTTTCTGGATTAAACTCAAACCAACAGATTCATACCTGGATAGAGAACTCAGAGCGTCAGGCAAGCTGATATCTAGGTGTTTACAACACGGCGAGTCCTTGAAAGATTTAGTGGACACACTATCTCAAGATAATGTGATTGGTCAGATGGCAAACTATCTGCACAAGAACATGGAGGATATTATTTTAGGCAAACAACCGGACAAGAAACAACGTATGTTGTCGACTGATCCATACGCGATGAAAGAGTAACATGGTATTTTCTATACTTGGAGTCAAAGGTGGTAAATCAGTTGGCATCGGCAGAGGTGGCAAGCCAAGCTACAAACGTAAAAAGAAAAAGAAGAAGAAAAAGAATGGACGAGTTTGAGATAGATTGGATACCAGAGGACACAGGAGCGCCGTACGAGGCTGACGAATGCTTCAATGATGTCCCAGCACACACGATAGATAAGATCTGCAAGTCTAAATATGGCCATACAAACTGGGCCAGAATGGGACAGATGACACCAACAGATTTAGTTGGCAACCCGTGTGAATTCGACTATACTAACGGCGTTATTTATTTTAAAAACAAAACATTTATATAGGAGTCATTATGCCAGCACACAAAGGTAAGACAGTGAGAAAATCGTTGCCTGAAGGGTTGAAAAAGTTTTTATTAAAAAGAAAAAAGAAAGCAGCCAACCCTAATTTAAGACCAGGGACAAAACAAAGTCGAAAAAATTTAATGAAAGAAGTTATGAAAGGTCGAAGAAAACCAGCAAAACCAAATCCGGCAAGA